CCTTGCCATTCTCCTTGCTTTGAATTTCTTCGGCTTTATTTGTGTTGCGGTGTATATCATCAAGCAAGCTAGGCGACAAGAATTTATCAGGATGAGGAAAACTATGGTTAATATACTTAATGATGGGTACGACGTTGATGATACGAAAGAGGCGGCAGTGGTTGAAGCCGTTTCACATAAGTTGAGGAAACGATTACGTTGTAAGTCTATGTCAGCTGTTCTGAAAGCAGTCCTGTTTGCGCAGGCTAAATTGGGAACTATGAAGGACAATGAGGCTAACCGTATGGTTGTTGATAAAACAATTCGTGACTACATGAGTATGGCTGTTAAGGATGGGGGATTAGGTATGCGTAATTTCGATGTGGCAAATAGCCACATAATTGCCACAACAATGTTTTTCCTTCCTAGACACCAGCAGGTTATTTGCGATGAGATAGCATCGATCAAGGTTGATAAGATTACTGAGGCCCGAGAGGAATTCGGGCTTGATGGGTCTTACTAGGGTTGCCTAAGGAGGCTGCCAATGATAGAGACTAGCATCAACCATGGTCCTATCAGTGGGTTGGTAGCCAAACCTAGGACACCACTGAAAGCGAAACATAATAGTTATTATAGATACTCTGGAATATGTTCTGATGTGCGTTTTGGGGCGCATTCGAACACGCTCAAGAATCTCCAGAGGGCAGTGGCTGAACGCGTTCTTAGAGTCCCCGATGGCAAGGGGGGTCTTATGAATTGTCCAAAGCCTCTGTCTGAGCGGTATTACACCAACATTATGCGTCCGTTTTACAAGTTGCTTTTAAAAAAAATCAGCAATGATTCTTCCTTTCCTATTCCACCATTGAGTAGTGAGGCGTTTGTGTCTCTATATTCTGGTGCCAAGAAGAAAAGATATGAGGCAGCTTGTGATTCACTGTTAAGAGAGTCAGTTACCCCAAGGGATGCAGTTGTTGGTTCATTTGTTAAAGTAGAGAAAATCAATTTTAGTAGCAAAAATGATCCGTGTCCTAGGGTGATACAGCCTCGAACGTTTAGATATTCGGCTGCACTAGGTAAACATATAAAACACTTGGAGAAACCATTGTTTAAAGTTATTGATGACATTTTTGGTGGACCAACTGTTTTGAAAGGATATGATTGTGTTGCTAGTGCTAAACACTTGCGTAATATGTGGGATAGCTTTTCTCAACCTATTGGCATTGGAATGGATGCCAGTCGATTTGATCAACATTGTTCACAGGAAGCTTTATCCTGGGAACATAGTGTGTGGAGAGCCATGTGCTCTAACAAGTCTCAAGTCGACTATCTGCTTAAAATGCAGTTGAGGAACAGCGGTAAGGCTTGGTTAAACGATGGGTTCTTAAAGTACGTGACTGATGGATGTCGCATGTCAGGTGACATGAACACCAGCAGTGGTAATTGTTTACTCATGTGTGCGATGGTACACAACTACTGCACATCTCACGGG